AGCGACCACAGGAAGCTTCGGGTGTTATTGTAACCCTGCTCGCCTGCGGAGTTCATGACGAATACCCGTCCCGAAGCCTCTCCCCCGTTTCCGTTGACGCTATAGACGACGAACATGTAGCCTCCTGCGGTGTTCGACTCGTTAAATGAGCCATCCATGCGACTGTCAGCACCGTCGAATCTAAGGAACGGTCTGCGAACAATGGTGGCGGGGTCGTTGCCTGATTTGTTAATGGTTACCGTTTGACCCGTAGAGCAGGCAAACGTGGATGCCTTGTGCTCGCCGCCGGAGAAATCAACGTCTAAGACTGGAGAGGCTGTGTCTGGAGATGCGGAGTTCCATATTTTAGTCGAGAAGACTGGACCGTTGAACGGGTAAGACCCACCGTAATTGTAGGAGCCAATCTCAACTTGGTGTCCTCTATTGGCCAACGTCGCTGAGTTACCACTGACTGCTGTGCCTATTTGCTGCCATCCATTACCGGTGTAAAGGTTCTCGTAGAACAACAGAGAAGAGCCGCTTCTAATGACTCTTATTCCGCCTTTCGCTCCGTCTACAAGATTGTGAGAAGCATTTGAATAGTAGGCGTAGTCAGTTGTTGATGAGCTATAAAGTAGAAAGATGGTTCCGCTTGCTTGAAGGCGCACCACATAACTGGACACTCCCGGTCGATATTTACCAATTAATGAGAGCGCGAGTCCATCATGCCAGTCTTCGGAAGACCCTACGAACTCAAGAGTAAAGTCATTGAATCCGTCGAGGTTATCAGCATCTGGCACACTCGCGTAGTTTCCGCTGACTCCTGACAGATACAAATGACCGTCACCGACTGGAACGTGGGCGCGGGGTTGGTTGGAAGCTGCGGTCTGGGTCGCGTTCGCGCCACCGCTGACTCGGTTTTCAAAAGTGGCTACAAGGTCTAAGTTTTCCGCCGCCCCATCACCAGCAGCCAGCATCGACCTGCTTGCCTCAAACGCCAAAATCGGGTTTAAGGACAGAGGGTCGAATCCCCCGCCTGTAAGACCAGAGAATGTAGGTCTAGCAACAGCCGTTGTAAGGGGTGCGGTGTTGGAACCTGCGGGAAACTGAAACATGGTTAGTAAGCTTTGTTTTCGACAACAGGTTTCACTTCAATAACGACAACAAGGTCAGGAGGTGAGGAATTTGTATCCCAACTGACGTTCACTCGAACTTTAGAAGCAGAGGTGGTAAATAGAACAGCTCCGTTGGCTGTAAAAGAAGCGTCAGAACCGATGTCAACCCAAGTGTCACCGATTTTATGCTGTAGTTTAACTGTTTGACTTTGGAAGTTACTTCCTGCAACAGCAAACATTCCTGTAGAACCGTTCCAGTCAACTTCAGTGTTTGTCGCCTGTGCCGGGTTTGTGATTGTTTTTCCGTAATAACTCATAGTGTTTAATAAGGTGATGCTCCGCTTCCCGCTGAGCCTGTTTTAGGAGCCGTCCTGTTGATAAGAAGAGAGCGTTGTCCTCCGCGACGTTGATTCTCTTTGCGGGTTTTACGTGCGGTAGATTCTACTTTTTTGACTTTCTGCATCGGCCTTGGTGGAGGCGTGGGAGAAGGAGGCGGAGGAGGCGGGGTGGGAGTCGAACCGATGCACATGGCTTATAGGAGTTTATGTTAGTTATCTGGGATGGATGTTAGCGAGTTTTCTCGTTGTTCTTTATGCTTGAAAGTAAGAAAATGAATTACTGAGCGCTGCCCTGCATGATAGTCCATATCTCTTAAGTTGTAGTCAAGACCAAGGTCTCGCATAGGGAACTGAGCTTTTAATGCTTTGAGTAATTCACTGTTGATTGGTGGAATTTGGTTTTCCTGTTTCATATATACCTAGCCTTACGGTTGTTTGTGTCTGTCGTCTTGTAGAGTTCCGCAATGAGCGGCGTCCAAAAGGATGTTTGCTGAGCAAATAACATGTGCTAAATGACTGCGACCAGACTCATCGTCTAGGTCTTCTCCGTCTCTCCACTTGTTTAGATGTCTCATGATGGCAGCAACGTAGGTTGTAGCGCAAACTCCTGTGTCCCTCCAGTTGTAAGGACCATACTTTTCAGCTCCAAGCTTGTGCGCCCATGCGGTCTCTTCAAGAGCCGATGGGGGAAGCAGGTGCATGGGTGTCTTCAAAGCACCTGCGGCTCCTTTAGGGTCGTTCACTTCGCTGGCGTCCATAGTGTTATCTCTTTCGTTTTTGCGTTGAAGTCTTTGTCGTGGAGGATGTAGGCCAGTCTCGCGTTAAGCAAAGCATCCTCCTCGGTCTGCCCAGCCTTCTCGTAAGCTGCTACCACGGTATCCCATTTATAACCGTCCTTGTCGAGTAGTTTTTTAGCTCCAATAATACCAACACCTTTAGCTCCTTTGTATCCGTCAGCGGGGTCTCCAGCTAGCGCTTGGATTAAATGGAACCTACGCGCTGCTTCCGGGGAGGTTGTTTTAGTCTCGTCCTTGAGCGGGTTATACCAAGTGATGGGCAAGGTCTCAAAGTCCTTGTCACCTGATACCGCTATGGTGTTCTTGGGGTCTCTTGTCGCCAGTATACCAATCAAATCGTCAGCCTCTATGTTTGGCTCAGAGATACCCTTGTAGGTTTCAGTAATCCATCCGATGAGCCACTTGAGTCCGACAGGCTTACGCTTGTCTTTCCTGTTGGCTTTGTAGTCAGGCCATATGCCATAGCGGTAGTTGGTGGACGTAGAGAATACCGGGACGATGTCTTTCGATTGCATCGTCTCCGCTAGGTTCGACATGAATGCCTTAACCTCCCGCTTCATGTCGCTCTCCTTACAGGTTAGAGTCCAAGTGTCCTCGTCCCATTTGGTCTCAACCTCGCTAGCAAAAGCAGCCCGGTAGGCCAACATGTCGGCGTCTAGTAGTATTTTCTTCATGTTAGTGAGTCTCCTTCCAGTTAGCGCCTACCTTGTATTCCCCATCAAGGGGGCATTGGACATTCAACACCACGCCAGCTTTCTTGATACTGTCCACAAACAACTGACCAAGCTCGTCGGCTTTGTCAGGGTCACAAGAGAACTGAACCTCATCGTGGACGTTACCGTGCATCTCGTAGTCATCGTCGTTGGCACTCTCAGCAAACAACACCAACGCCTTCTTCATGATGACGGCTGCTGCTGATTGACATACTAGGTTCAACGCGGAGAATGCCTTACGTGCTGGGATGACTCGACCGTCAAGACCCTTGATGGTAGCGCTGCGTTTCACTGACTGCTCGATGGCTTTCATCAGAGAGGCAACAGCGGGAATCTTGGCGAGGAACTGTTCTTTCAGAGTTCTACCTTCGCGTTCTCCGCCATCTACAATCGCACCGATAGCTGCGTCACCAGCGCCGTATAACCACATGTATATGAATTTTTTCGCTTCGTCGCGATTAGACAAACCCGCAGCTTCTTGGTTCGCGGTGTGAATGTCACCCTCGACAATCGTCTTGGCGTAGCTTCCTTCATCCCAATTAGATAAGTAGTGGGCTAATACTCGCAACTCAATTCCCGAAGCGTCCGCTCCAACTAGAACCTTGTTGTCTGGAGCCTTGAACAACTCACGGCACTCGCCTCCGTAGGGGGCTCGGGTGGCGGGTATCTGTCCCAAGTTAGGCTTGTAGTGAGAACAGCGACCGGAGTAAGCTCCTAGAGTATCTACGTTGCCGTGGATGCGACCGTCACGCACCATGGTCATCCAAGCGTTTTTACCTTCAGCAAGCGCTCCTAGTCTTTTCTGAACTAGAAGGTATTCCAGTAGCTTGAGAGCTGCTGGCGTCCCGATGTCCTTGAGAACCGCTTCGTTGATTGCTGGGCGCTTACCTTCGTAGGCGGCTGGCTTCCACCCCTGCTCTATGAGACGCGCTGCGATTTGGTCGCGTGAACCGGGGTTGAAAGGAATGGTCTTTGTCTTGTTGGCTAGCTTGGTGGCTTCGTTGACTAGAGACTGCTTAAGACCTGCTTCTTTGAGCACCGTCTTGAGCTTTGTTTTGGTGGTAGCTGTGTAGGTTTTATCGTCCACAGAAACAGACCAACCAATAGGTGACTTGGTCTCCTTTACTGTGGGCTCAAAAAGCTCTTGAAGCTCGTCGCTCAGCTCCACACGTCTAGTCATTAACTTCGCTGTAAGTTCTTTGGCTTTCTCTTCATCAAACGGAAAGCCGTTGCTTACTTGCTTGTGAATCTCCTGAGCGAACTGGTGCTCAAGCAAAAGAGCATCCTTGCTTGGCGCGAGCTTTTTTAAGTGTTCGTAAAGCTTAGCAGTCACCCTTACGTCTTGCTCGCAGTAGTCCTGCATCTCCTGAGACCACGTAGTCCAGTCCTCGGTCTCGCCGTGGCTGTCCTTGTGGATACCCAACCTCATACCCCAACACTTTAGCGAGTGGCTACCTGCGTATCTAATCTCAACGCTCTTCTCTCTGAAGTCGTAGTTCTTTAGGTCCGGGTAGACACACTTAGCCATAATCTTTGTGTCGATTACAAAAGGAGGGTCCAGAGAAAGCTCACCGCCCACGTCCTTCTTCAACAGCGCTGGCCAATCAAACCCGATGGAGTTGTGGCCGATGACGATTTCAGAAGCGCCAATTATACTCATGGCGTTTGCAATCTCTCCCGGTGTCTGGCTGTTGTAGGAGTGCATCTGGCCAGTCTCTAAGTCCATCATGCTGATGCAATGGATGGTCTTTAAGTCTGACAGGTTCTCCCAATCTTCAATCGCGTTCGTTTCTATGTCTAATACTATTTTCTTCATGGTGTGTTGTTGGTTATTAGTTCGTGTGTTTTTAGTAAGACGCCTTTGGAGGTGTTGTTGTCGCCCCCGCGCTTTTCTCTTTTTGTTCCTTTGAGTGGTTCAACAAGCTTTTTAAGTTCTTCAGCCGCAAGAATGACGTAACGGTCCTCCAACACGAAGCACCAAAAGTCAGCTTCTGATTTGGCAATACCAGACGGCTTGCCCCTTGATTCAAACTCGACAAATACATTGCCAGTAGTCTTTGCTTTGAGGTCACGTTTAACTTCGATGGTTTTGTTTTCGAGGATGTCAGCGAGAGCTTGCTCTGCCACTTGTCCGACTTTGAGGTCATACTTAAAGTTGCTGTTGTATTCCATAAATTAACTGAACGGTGTCTGTTCGTTTTCAACCGGGTCGCTTGCTATTTCTTCTTCTAACAATCGTCCTGTAATGTGACTGTAGCGAAGCGTAGAAGCAAGACCAGTGTTACCACTAAATCGGTTCTTGAGAACACGCACGTTGGTTATGTTACGAGCATCGGCGTTCTGCTGGTCTCTTTCCAGTCCTAAAACCATGTCGCTTAGTTGAGCAATGGCAGCACTTCCGCGAAGTTGAGCCAAGGTGGTCTCCGCTCCGTTCTCATGCCCTCGACCTTCAGGGCGCTTGAGGTGACTAACAAGGACAAGACCAATACCGCACTCTTCGACAAGACCGCGCAGCTTGGTCATCGTGTTGTCGATGAGCCGCCTCTCGTCTCCGCCGTCGAGACCTGAAACGATTATACTCAAATGGTCAAGAATCAGGTAGCGAACACCCAGAGCTTTAGCCATGTATCGGATATGACTTAGTAGGTTGTCCGAGTCGAGGCTACCCCAATGGTCGTAGAAGTAAACACGTCCACTACCCACAGTGGCTTCAAAGGCGTTCTTGTAATCGTCGTCCACCTTGATGGGCTCAAGGTGTAGAAGCTTGTTCATTTCAAGCCCGATGATGGAGTTCGCGGTGCGTTCGATGGATTCTTCAAGTGCGATGTATCCAATCTTTTTGTCAGTGTTCTTAAGTAGGTGGTGTGCTAGCTCTTTTGCTACAGCACTTTTACCGATACCGGAGCCAGCACATAACGTCACAATTTCTCCTAGACGAAGACCATGTGTTTTGTCGTTGAGTCCTTCCCACGGATACGGGACGCTATCGTTGACCTTGGTGGTGGTGAGACGCTCGAATAGTTCAGTCCCGTCCATGATAGTGTCGGGTCGCCATACCTTAGCTTGCCAGTAGGCATCAACAATCTCCCGACTGCGTCCTTCCATGAGTAACTCGTTAGGGTCTTTCATGGTGAGGCGAGCAATCTTACAAGTCCCAGCAGGTAAGACATGGCTACAAGCTTCAGCAGCAGCGTTACCCGGTTCGTCGTTGTCGAACATGAGGATGACCTCATCGAACTTTTCCAACCACTTCATCTGCTTTTGAAAGACGCGCTTGGCTCCTTGAGCCCCGCTGGGTAGACTGACCACTGGCCACTTACCTTCACCTACTACCTGAGCTACTGTAAGGCAGTCAATCTCTCCCTCTGTAATGGTAAGGCGTTTGCCCCCGTTGGGCCAAAGGTGCTGGCCCCAGAAATAGGCAGGGCTACCAATGGAGGTAAAGTCCTTACCCTCGAAGCGAACCTTTTGACTTACGATTGTCCTCTCAGGGTTGCGATATGTTGCTACGTGACACGGCTTACCGTTGTGCTCGCCTATACGATAATCATACCGTTGGCAAACGTCTTTGTGTAGCCCTCGGTTGGGAAGCGCCATGACGTCTCCTTGAATAAATTGCGGTTGGGTAATGTTCCCGAAATCTGTTTCGGGAACATATTTGTCTCTATGTTGTTCTGCTGGTTGCATTTGTGTGTTCTGTTCTTTGTTGTGTTGGTTGTTACGACCCGGTGTGAACGTGCCGCAGACAAAGCATTTAGAGCTTTCGTCTTCGTTGACGGCTAGGCCGTCGCTGCTACCGCACTCTTCGCACGGTAAGTGTGTGTTTATGAAACCCATTCTTCTGGTATTACTTTTTCGCACCATTGAAACCCATGCTTTTCGCACCAGTCGCTGTAGCTCGTCTTGCTTTTTTTGTTGAGCTTGTTTTTAGCGTTCTGGAAACAAAAACGTATATCTAGGGTTGGATTGCATTCACGGACTTTCAGGTGCTTTGTCCGGTCTGCTGAAGTGAAATAACCCTTAACTTCAACCAACACCCCATTAGCGAGGATGAAGTCGGGTGTGTAGTGGTGAACTACGGTGTAGTTGAACCTCTCCGTTTCGTAGGAGAAGTCAACGCCTCGCTTTTGCAAGCCAAGCGCCAACCTTTCCTCGAAAAGAGAACGGTATCCGTTAGAACGGCGCGACCGGGTCTTGTGATTCCAACGCATCGTTTAAGTTTTCTCCGGTAGCGACCGACGTGTAGCCGTCAGCCTCTGTGCTGAAGGAAGAACCTCCACCACCACCGTATTCAACTAACTCCAAGACCTGAGCCTCTTTGAGACGAAGAGTGTAACCCCAGCCTTGCGATGAAACAAACCAAGGACTGAATACAACACTCATACGAATACGAGAACCGGAACCAATCTTGGGATTGTTGTCGATGATTTTGACTTGACTGTCGTAGAGAGGAACTTTGAACTCGATGGTCTCTCCTTTGCGGGTGGTAATCTTAGCCTTCTGCTTGCCTAGGATTTCATAGTCACCATCTTGGGTGATGCGAACGGGGCAGCTAGATGCTTTTTTCACCTCTTTACCTTGTGAAGCGCACTCAGCGGCGTAAGCGGCATCAGCCATCTTATCCACCTTAGCTTTGAACTCTGAGAACTCCTCTTTGGTTACGTGGAGCTTACAGGTATAAACCCCTGCTTCATCGAATGCCGTGTCAGGTTCTACCAACTTAGGGTAGACTGCGGTTCCGATGGGGGTGACTAACTTATTAACGTCTTTACTCATGCTTGTATTTGTTGTGTTTGGTTTTAACTGAAGAGATACTGACTATGTTTGACCGTGGTTGGGTCGAATGTTCCATACTCAGGTAACTCAGGGTATTCTAACTCTGTGTCAGAACGCCGCAAGGTATTGTCGAATTCTCGAAGGAGGTCAACACTAAAAATTTCAGAAGCCGCTTTTCTTATCGAATCCGCGAGGTCTTGAGACCGTGTTGAGTGGGTCCCGAAGGAGTCATGAATACACGCGAAGTCGTAGATACCCAGTGAGTTAGCGTCAACCACAGTCCGAGTTAAAATAGAGGCATCAAGGGAGTGAACAAAGTTTGGAGAAATTCCTTGTTTTGCTCTTGCCACACTCAGTTCGTCGGTGCTGTCGCGGAAGTTTACCCACGTTGCCTCCCCCGCAATCTTAGTTGAAACTGACTTCGATGTTTGCTTGGTGTAGTGCTGCAACACAGGAAAACCTGACGGGCTTGTCCACTTCACATCCTTCCCGGCTCGCGTCAACACTTTGGCAACGCCTTGTAAATATTGCATACACTTGGTTGGCTTATCAAAGACTTCTTGAATGGACCTCCAGATGAACTTAGAGAGGTAACCAGTGACCTTGAATCGCTCAGATTCGCTGAAGGGATTGTCGGCGTGTTCTTTTCGTAATCTGTCTTGATACCACTCGTCAATGTAGGCGCGACATGAGTAGAATGTTCCTCCGTATGGGTATACCATGGTAGGTCGCTTGGTAGCTTTTCTGTCAACACCAAAAGCAAGCCATTTTCGAGCTACTATATTTCCCGTAGCAGCGTCTTCTTGTAGTTTACTAACAGCTCTCGCAGCGATTACTGCGTAGATGTCTTGCGGAGCGGGAGTAGGCGCAGCGTTAGTGGCGTATGCTGTCTCTTCGCATTGTGTTAGACAAGCGAGTAGCTGCAAGCCGTTGTTGGTGGCATCCTGAGCGCACGGAAGTTTGGTTTTCACTTTCCCGGTGCGTGTGTATTCTGCCCATTCAAAGCACCACGCGAGGTGTTGCCAAGGACTGTCGGCGTCTTTCCAAGAGAGATGTTTGGTAGGGGCGGACGCAATCAACTGAGCCTCCTCTGCGTAACTGTTAGCCCAATCCACGCGCTCGTCCAAAGTTACCTTGTCGTTGCCGTAGGTGTTCGCTCCGTGAATCGCTAACCACCGCGCTTGGTCAGGCGTTTGGACTTTTTCTGAGCGGAAGAACCGCAACAACCCCCTTGAGGGGTCCGCGTTTTGGATGTTTAGGAACGACGGAATGTTGTAGACTCTACCCCTCCAGTCTACGTTGGAAGGAAAGAAGAATCGACTGCCCTCAAACTTCTTTGCTAAGTGAAGAACCTTTGCGGTCAACAGTCGCCGGGACTTTGTCGATAGATTGATGTCGTATATTTTAGCGGCCTCTCGTCGCCAATTTGTATTGGATTCTTTGTTGGTTTTAAAATCCCTCGGCATAGGAGGTAGCTCCTCGTCTTTACGGTTAGGCAGGTCTCCGATGTTTACGTTGTTTTCCCAAGCCCACTCAAACACTTCTTTGACTTCCGGGTTTATTTCCCAAGGCGTCTGTTGAATACAGTTGACGGCTTCCATGGATTCTTCGAGTCCTCCTTTAATGGAACGAAGGTAGTCCATGTTTGAAGATTTGATAAAAGAAACAGGAGGTAGCCTGTCGTCCTGCGAATAACCACCACTCCATATACCAGTCCAAGGCTCTGGTAAGTCCACGGTAGGCATCCAGAAGGGTTCTATTAGTTCTCGGTTGTCGTTGTAGTTCTCAATCCAATCTATGAGTTCACTGGTGGGAGCTACGAAACGCGTAGGTCTTCTCCCCGCTCGCTCAAGGACGTAGTTGTATTCAATCAGCCCGGTGCAGCTACGGAAAAGCTCTACCGCCGTAAGCCCTGCGCTAGCTTTGTCCCTAGTAGCCCACTTTTTGAATTCAGGCATGAGGCCCTTCTTTACCTCGTTTTTCATAGAGGAGCGTATGTGTCGGACTTTAGCATTTAGTCCCTTTCTACGCTTAGCTCCCAGCAAAATACCAGAACCTTTTTCTTCATTATTTTCTAACAAAAAACGACATCGAACTTCGTCTTCTAGTCTAGCCCCTAGGTAAATAGCAACTTGAGACAAGGGTCTCTTTTTTGTTATGCTGTCTATGATTGCTCGGGTAGCGATATAGGCAATAACTTTTGGCTCCAGTGTTTGTAATTCTAACTGGTATCTTGCTGGTGTAGCATACCCTCTCACCGTCTCCAGCCATTCACTGATTTTAGTGGTGTAGTTAGGTAAGGCACTACGCATTAGCGTCTGGCCATATCTAGTCTCCATTTCGGCATCTCGACCTTTAGCGCTTTCTATCTTTGCACGGTAACGACCAATACCAAGCGTTACCATTGAGTTATTTAGTTCTTCTTGTGAGATTTGAGCCATAGCGCCGCCGTTTACTATAATCTGCTGGGTAAGTCAAGAGTATTATAGGCGGACGCAATCACATGATAGTGAAACGACTTAGGGTTGTAGGCGGCCACAATCACATGATAGTGGGGTGGTCGGAGGTTTGTGGGCGGAAAAGAAAAGGGAGAACCTAGCTATGAAGCCGGGTTCTCCCTTGTGGTTATTATGGGTATAGGACGTTTAGCTTATAGATAATAGCTATGAATAACGCCCAAACAATGAGTGCGCTTCTGCTTAAACACCAGAAATACGCATCTTTTAGTCTCTCTTTGGTCTTGTTGGTCAATGTTGTGTGTAGTTTATGTTGGAGACTTGGGTGTCCCAACAAGACCTACAGTCTTTACATTGATTGTCCTGCTTAGGTGCGGGACAGTTTTGGCTGTCTGAGAGAGTCTGCGTCGCTCCTACTGATGATGTAGTTATATTTGTGGTTCCTATGGAGGGGCGACGCAGGGTTTGACCAATGGTGTTAGCGCTTATCCTTATGGTAAGGTTTGGCGCTACTTCGTTGGTCTTTACCCATTCCTTCACAACACTAAATTCCCTAGTGGGTATCCAGAATATTATATGAGGAAGGGCAAAAGCTATGTTGTTGATGGCTGACAGGTGCTCTGGGCTTTGGATGTCTCCGCTGTCGTGCCATCTGAAGTAACCGCTTTTTTCTTTGCGGTTGATGAGTTCTGTTATTAGGTGTTGCCAAGTGAAGGTATTTGATAGTAAGGCGTCAAGTCTTTTGTGGAGAGCTTTTTGGACGTTGTTAAATAGATACCTATTTTTGAGAGCGTAACAGTCTGAGCATACTGAGTTTTCTATTTTACGCAGTATAGAGCCTCGTTTGCATTCGGTGGCTGGTAGACTGTAGCCGTGGCATGGCATTTTTGAGGGCCTAGATAGGGTTCCTATTTGGGCCTCTATATCTTTGGTTGTTTGACGTTTTATTGCTAGTTGGCTCATCGAGGTTTAACGTTTGGTTGTTCATGTCTAATAACAGCTCGTTAAGGTGGTATTCTATAGTTTCTAGTATTGTTTTATAGGCGGTTACGGCGTCTTGTAATACTAGCGTTTTTTCGATTAGTTCGTTCTGGGTCATGTAGTTTGTGTGTGAGTATAGCGTGGGTTAGGATTATGGTTTGTATTTCTTTGTTTTCCGGGTCAGGTATGTTGGTGTATGTGATAGTGGAGTGGTCGGCTTTACG